ATCATCAATCTGACACGAGAGGAGCTTAGAGCCTCAGATACACAGGAGGAACAAGAATGAGTCCAATACTTCCCTGTTTCGTAGGCAAGACGTACGTTCAACACCTCTGGCTACCCGTTGCGAACGAGTCTAAAGGAGGCATGCAGTGCTATTCGTGCCCCATGTGTAGCCAGAAGATTTACTGGAGCGCAATCACTCAAAGGTGGGTCAATGTAACTAAGAAGGCTCAGGATCATGGCAAGTAATACATTACAGGAAAAGGCCGATGGGATCGTAGAGACACTTGCCTGGGAATGGAATGAGGGAGAGCTGGCCAAGGGTTCAAAGCACGCTACTGAAGCGATAGTCCAGCTAGTCGAATCAGAATGCCAGAAACGTGAGCAAACACTACTGGCAACCGTTAAGCCCTTTTTCCTCCGACCTCGCATGTACTTCGGCGACGTGAACCAGGAGGACTTCGATAAGGCATGGGGGGTCATCGCATCTAAACGTCATACAAAGGACGCCGCCTAGCCCCCCGCTTCCCAATTGAAAAGGTCCCCATACGCAGGGGACCAGGGCGGCTTCACTTGGAAGCATCAGGTTTGGTTGGTGGAGTGATACCGCGTCGGACCAGCTCGGCGTCGATGCGGTCGATAACCGCTTGCCAGTCACCAAGGCGCAGCAGCGCAAGCAGGCGTAGCTCGTACAGTTCATCCTCTGGCGTGTCGTGTAGGACGGCCATGTCCACCTCCTAGGTGTGTTGCCATCAGGCGGATTGCCAAATAGCTGTCCACACTTATGAGGCGTCTATGCGAAATTGTAAAGATGATTCATAATGGACCGCAAGAGGTATTACAAAAAGCCTCCTATCAGCGATCAAACCAACTAGGAGACTTTTATATGACTACACTAACACAGAAAATGTGCATCGTTAATGGATGTCAGCTCGCAATACATGCCCGACATCGATGTCACGGACACTATCGGCGATTCCTGCACCACGGGGATGACCGGCCTATGGTTCCGTTACAGCCCCGATGTGGGTATAAGCGAACGTCTGAGTACGGAGTCTGGACGGGAATGATCCAGCGTTGCTCAAACCCGGAAAGTGCTCACTATGAGCGTTATGGTGGACGTGGGATAGAAGTATGTCTCCGTTGGCGCAACAGTTTTGAGAATTTTCTAGCAGATATGGGAATACGTCCATCGCCGAATCACCAGATAGACCGCAGGAATAACGATGGTCATTATGAGCCAACCAATTGTCGATGGACAACACCTAGTCTAAACTGCGCGAATCGATCAACACGCAGGTCCCGCACCGGATTCAAAGGCGTAGCGCGCATATCGAGCGGCCGTTTTAGCGCATCGATCAAGGCGGAACAGTGGCGCTTCCATATCGGTACGTTCGATACACCCCAGGAAGCCGCATGGATGTACGACCAGTGGGCATTATCGATCTGGCCGGATGGAACACCGTTGAACCTAAAGTATCTTTGAGGGACTTGTCATCTCTCCTGCCAATCATGTCAATGTGCCGTGAACTGGATGCCCACAACTTGACTTAGTTATGCGCGCAAGCAGCGGAAATGTAAAGAGAAACACATTGCAAATAGCAAGCGTCTGTGCTAAAACAGAAGTACATGAAAGTCACAAAGCGATATGTAGGAATTGGTGCAGCAGGAATAACCGTCATCGGACTGTTGGTGGCACTGCCACTGAGCGCACTAAACCAACCAGTCGCCTCACAGACAGACGAGCCAGCTGTAACCACGGCAGTAGAGCCGGGTAGCACAACACCAGACGCGCCTACAGCCCCGCTGAGCGATCAGACAGTCTCGGACGAACCAACAGACGTTCCCGCGCCTGTCGTTGATCCTGGGACACCTCCTACAACCGAGGAACCAGTACCAGCGCCCGCGGAACCTGCACCAGTGCCAGTGACTGTTACCGACGTGCTAGTGAGCTACGTTCCACAAGCAGACAAGCCAGGCACCGACAGCATCGTCTGTACGTACTCGTTCAGTGACGGCAGCACACAGACAAAGATCGTGGGAAGCCGCAGCGGCAACCTCGAAGTATCTTGTCCGACCTGGCGATAACATTGACTAAAGCACGGCGCTATGCGTAGATGAAAAAGACATGAGCACCAACCGTCAAGAGAAAGCAGTACAGATCTACGTGGAAAACCGTGGAAAATCTGTTAGTGCTGCAATGCGTGAGGCTGGTTACTCCGATACGACCGCGAAGAATCCAAAGAACCTGACAGAGTCTCCACAGTGGATGGAGCTCCTCGATAAGTACCTGCCAGACAAGAAGCTCGCTGATGCACACAAGAAACTGCTCAGTGCGAAGAAGATCGAGCACATGGTGTTCCCGCTGGCGATGGAGCAGAAAGACATACGCAGTCTGCTCAAGTCCGTCGGATGTACGCCACGGAAGATCCAGCACGGGGATTCAGCTATCCATGTATGGTTCTGGGCGCCAGATACTGCCGCTCAAGCGAAGGCAGTCGAGCTGGGATATAAGGTAAAGGGCAAGCTGACCCAGAAGATCGAACACGTGAATCCGATCATGGCGCTTGTCGAGTTTGTTGATGGAATCGAAGACAGTACGGATTCCGATACCGACTGAGTATCGCGAGCTGTATAACCCCGCCTGGCGCGTTCTCGCGTACCACGGCGGGCGTTTTAGTCTCAAGTCATACAACGTGGGCCTGTCGCTATTGATACGCGGCAGGAAGGATCGTAAGCGCTGGCTGTGTACTCGCGAGATTCAGAACACGATCAAAGACTCTGTGCACAAGCTGCTGTCAGATCAGATCGAGCGCTACGGTTTCACTGATTACGAGGTCACGAACGACTCGATCCGCAACACGATCACCGGTACTGAGTTCATCTTCCGCGGGCTGCATCACAATATCAACGAGATCAAGTCCCTGGAAGGCATCGACGGTGCGTGGGTTGAGGAAGCCCAGAGCATTACCAAGGAGAGTCTCGACATCCTGACCCCGACTATCCGTAAGCCGGGCAGTCAGCTGATATTCACATTTAACCGTCTGACCGAACTCGATCCTGTATATGTGAAGTACGTGATGCATCCGCCGGCTAACACATATAGTAAGCAAGTCAACTACGACATCGCGATTAAATACGGTCTCATGCCCAATGAGATCATGTCTGAGATCGAGAACGACAAGGTCAATGATCCGGACCTCTACACGCACAAGTGGTTAGGCCAGCCTCTGGCGCAGGCCGAGCGGGCGATCATTAGTCGCAACGCAATCCTTGATGCTATGCAGCGCGAGGTAGACGACGAAGGCGCTGTCGAGATCGGTGCTGACATCGCCCGGATGGGGGATGACCGCACGGTGTTCCGTAAGCGCAAGGGTTTCAAGAGCATCGAGACGAAGACCTATACCAAGCTCCGCACTACCGAAGTGTGCGACAAATTGGAGGCGTTCGCCGGCTACGACAAAACCGTCCTACTCAAGATCGATGACACCGGCGTCGGTGGTGGCGTGACTGACGAGATGATCAAGCGCGGCTACCTGGTGATGGCCGTGAACTTTGGTGCCAAGGCGCAGGACCCGGACAAATATCCCAACCTCATTAGCGAGGCGTGGTTCTACCTAGCCAGCATTATCGACACCATCCAGATCGAGATGGATAGCGACCTCCTGATGGAGCTGTCCAGCCGTCTCTGGAAGATGGACAGCAAGGGTCGCCGCGGTGTGGAGGGCAAGGATGACTACAAGAAGCGCGGCTATCGATCACCGGATAAGGCCGACGCGTTGATCCTCTGTTTCTATTCGATGCGACCCGAAGCGTTTGAATATGAACCCGAGGAAGTGGTCACGTCATTCACCTCAGGATTGCTAGACACTGAGTTCTAGCGTATTTTAGTAAGAGAATGGCCAAGCAAGATCTCACAACTGAATTGGGTGCCTCCGGGGTATACATCACTGGTGGTGTTATCTCTGGCGAAGAATATAACCGCGACCTGATTGGCCGCAGGGGACTAACTGCCTACGATCAGATGAGTCGGAATGACGCTACGGTCAACGAAGCACTCGATGCCGTGAAGCAACCAATCCTCAACGCCGACTTTGGTGTTGATCCTGCCTCGGAAGACGACGCAGACGTTGAGGTGGCTGCGTTCGTCAAAGCGTGTCTGATCGACGGCATTGGCTGGGATAAGTTTCTGGATGAAGCATTGACGTTCCAAGAGTTTGGGTTCTCCGTCTTTGAAAAGGTCTACGAGCCGCGAGTGATAGATGGCGTCCTCCGCCAGGCGCTTGTAAAACTCGGTTATCGCAAGCAGACGACGATTCTGTACTGGGAGACTGCGGACAAGAAGCCGGGTATCCAGCAGCAGCTTTTGACAAGCCCATCGGTCTCCATCCCGATGGAGAAACTGGTCGTCTTTACGCGCAAGCAGCGCGGCGACAACTACGAGGGCATCTCGATACTCCGCACGGCGTACAAGCACTGGAAGCTCAAGGACACCTACTACAAGATTGATGCGGTAGGCCAGGAGAACCACTCACTCGGCATCCTCGACATCACCCAGCCGAAGGGTGCATCTGAGGCCGACAAGGCGAAGATGACCGAGTTCGCCATGAATCGTCGCGCCAACGCTCTCTCGCACATCATCAAGCCAGAGGGCTGGATCGCTGAGTTCATGGATATGAAGTCCGGCACTCTGCGCGACATCATGCCCAGCATTAACCACCACGACAAGAAGATCCTGGCGAACGCACTGGCCGGCTTCCTCGACTTCGGGTCATCAGGTGCAGCGGGATCTCGCTCGACCTCAGAGGACCATAGCAAGCTGTTTGAACTCTCGATCAAGCGTGTGGCCGATCAGATTGTAGACGTGCTGCAACAGCACGTCGTCAAGCAGCTCGTAGATCTGAACTTCACCGGTCGACCATACCCGATCCTACGAGTCAGCAACATCAGCGATGACAACATCCCTGTCCTCAGTGAAGCGTTCACCAAGCTGGTCGCCGCTGGCTTTCTGCACCCCGGCCCTGACGATGAGAACGTAGTCCGCAAGATGACCGGTCTCCCAGAGGTTGAGAAGGACGAACTGGGGGAGCGGTTCAACA